GCTGTTGGTCCCAACAACTGATTTGCTTGCTGGCACCGCCGCACCGTTCACCTTGCCAACCGTCGTCGCCGATTGCGGGCCCGTAACATCGCCCGCCAATGAGCCGGTAAAGCCGGCCGCTGTGCCTGTGGTATTCGCGGCATTACTAGGAATATCTCCTGAAACCAATACGCGGAAGCCCGGCGCTCCGCTGCCGCTTGTCGGACCAGCAAAAATATAGTTCTGCGAGGTGCTCGACGCGCCCGTGCCACCCTGCCCGACGGTCAGAGGCGTGGTGAGGCCCGATAGTGATGTGATGCTGGAGTTGTTCCCGGATGTGACGAGCGTAGAAGATGCCGGGATTGGCGTACCGTTGACGCTCGTGCTACTCGACAACGCCAACGGCAGATAGTTGGCCGGAATAGGTGTTGAAGAGTTGTACGCACCGCCCCAACTCGTGCCACTTGTCCAGTAGGCAATACCAGCCGTGCTGGGCCAAACCATCGATCCACCCGTGATGCAAGTTCCGCCGGCGTCATTCAGCGTAATCGTGGTCCCTGAAACAGCGAAGTTTACGCAATCACCATTCGTGATTCCTGTCTTCGGCAGAAAAGCTGCGTAAAGGTCCGAGCCGTTGACCCACCCGTGCCAGTTAAGGCTGGTCGTGTCGTACCCGATCTCGCCGTTGGCCGCGCTCGCGTAGCCTGCTCCAACCGGAAGTTTGATCTGCGCAAGAGCCGAAAAATCCTGCAATCCGGTGGTGTAGGTATTAGCCTGTCCGGTGCCTACTATATTTCCTGTCGGAGCGGTGAACGAAGTTCCCCACGCGCTCCCGGTTGATAGTGGAACCCCCGCGCCGGGGTAGATCATCGATCCGCTGCCGGGTGCAATCCAACTCCTGACCCCAGAAGTCGTTGATGATAGAACGTATCCATTCGTGCCGGGATTGCCAAGTGACGCCTCCGCTCCAAACGAATGGTAGTCGAATGCAACCACTGCGCTGCCATTGAACGTGCTCCCTGGAGCCGCACCGCCAGTCGTCGCCGCAATAAGCACATTCGCGGTTGTCTGCGCTACACAATTCACTCCCTGTGGAGTATAAACATACCCCGAAGTAGAGCAACCTGCCAGTCCACCGACGTAGGAATTGAAAAGTGTTCCGAGTTGTGCAGCCGTCGCCACTGTATGAGGACTGCTCCCGTTTCCGTAGAGTATCCCTGTCAGCGTTCCCGCCTCACCTGTCCCTCCCTGAAGAGCCGAGAGGGGAGTCGTTAGACCCGTCAATGATGTAATGTCGGCATTGGCACCACTGTCCGCCGGAGTATACCCAAGAGCCGCCTGCTTGCCGTTAAACGTGGTCCAATCGGTACTCGATAGCCATCCATTCACAGACCCCGAAGATTGCGTCATCGCTATGTTCGGAGTCGTCCCCAAGGTAGATGTAACCGGAGCCGTTGCTGTGACAGAGGTGACCGCCCCTCCCGCCGCACACAATCCGTTTCCCGACGTACAGACTTCACTCCCGTTGTACTGATGCTTCCCACCCCCACTCGTTACCACGTTGAGGTTCGTGGCCGCCGGCTGTGTGACCGTCTGCGTTCCTGAAGGATTGAGAGCCACACCACCAAGGTTCGCCAACCCCTGTGCCGCCGTTCCTCCGCCGGTCCCGCCGCCGCTGATCTGAATGATCGAAGTCGTCCCAGAAATCACCCACGCCGTCCCGTTGTAGGTCAGCACCAAAGGGTTCCCCGCAGCAATCTGGCTGGCTCCTACGTTGTTCCCGCCCTGTGTCAGAATACTGGCCGCAGCCGCCCCGTTCACCGCCAAAGTCGGGGCAGACCCCGACACCGTTCCTGCCCGGAAGAGAATCGTCATGTTGCTGGTCGGCGCCGTGGAGGGGGTCGTAGAACATACATAGGCCGTCCCACTCCCTGAAGAGTCTACGCAAGCCAACAAGGAGTTTCCAGTGCTGGCCCCGGACCCTCCATTCACCACATACGACCATATCGTTCCTGCTATCGGAGTCACTTGCACCACGTAAAAACTCGGCGATGACAACGTTGGTGCATAGAACGTGTAGTTCCCGTACTGGTCTGCTGCCGTTGGGTTTGGAGCCGCATGAGATAGAGCGTAGTCGTAGTAGATCGCCGCAGTCGGAGTGCAAGGAGTCCCGGTCGAGGTCACCGCACAGACTTGGATAGGGGCAAAGGGAGTCGAGTTCCCCTGATAGTTCACCTGTCCACTGATGACGACCTGACCTGCTGCCGACAGGGAGGAGCCGATAATCATTGCCACACAGAACTTCGCCAACCTGCTCATAAAAGGAATCGTAGCAAGGTTTGACGTTTTCTTCTACCTGTTTTTCAAATCCACCCCAAAATTTGGACTCTAAAAACAAGAAGCCCAGTCCGAAGACTGAGCTTCCCTTCCTGCCGGCGACTGTCTAAGCGAATGCGATCTTGATGCTCGATAGAACCGGAACCGGAGGCGGAACAACCGGGATGTTGACCGTGACGGCCTCGACATCGGTCAGCGCAATTCCCTCGGCCGTGGTGAGCGAGGCAGTCAGGTTTGCCACGCCGTTTGCAACCGCGGTCACGGTGTCGGTGATGCCATCGGCGTTGGGTACACTGGTCGCAAATGCCGAATTGTCGATGGTGAAGGTGACGGGCGGGATGGTCCCCGTCCAAGCGTTGCCGAACTGGTCAAAGCCGTTGATGGAGGCAATGGTGACTTGGCCGGCGCTGGTGAGAGTGACTGGTCCTTGAACTGACATGAGGTTTTCTCCTTTGGTTGATGGTGCGGTGAATGCGATTTGGACGAAAGAGAGGCGTGGTTTGAGATGAACAATCTCATCCTCAATACGCCACTGGATGCGTTCCACTTCTTCGAGACGGTGGAGAGCTTCACGCTGGAGGCGGAGAGACTCTCTGAGCATCTCCTTTTCTTTGCGAAAAAATCCAAACATACTGTTCCTCCCGGCGTAATGATTAAACACTACACTGAAATTTTAAGATGTTCAATTCAGACCTCGTTTCAATCCACACCCCCCACATGGGGAGCGACTCTACAGTAACGGAGCTACTATTCCTCGAAGAGATTATTTCCCTTCGGCTTCTCCTGCTGGCCGCCGTAGGTCAACCAGCCCCAACGGGCAATAAGCGCACTATCGGACCTCCCGTTGTCTTTCTTCCTCGTCAGGTACTTGGCTGAGTGCGGATAGTGCTGCATCGCAACCGCTCTGCTGGCATCCTTCTCTTTGGAGCAGCCGGCCATGCAGCGGGCCTTCCACGTCGCCGGATGAACCGTCTGGTACGGGATAGCCAGAGCAGCCAATATCCCAAGCCAAAGTCCGTAGCCCATTCCGAAGTTGAAAGCTGAGGTGGCGCCCATCGTCCGCTCCCCACCTCCCGGCATGGCCTGGACCTTCTCGATCGTCACCATCACCTGCCTACCTGCCGCAGCGTCTTTGAGTACCTGTACCATCCGGTAGGCATCCAAAACGTGCTTTGTCTTCTTGTTGACCACCACTTCCAAAACGGGAGCATCAAAAAACTGCACTTCGTTCGCCTCTGGATCAAGCGCACAAACGCAGCCCGTCAATCCCGGATCTATCCCCAAAAATACCATCTTCCCCTCCTCCTACGGAACGTCGTAGAACCCGCTCCGTCTTGAACCTCGTTGACTGTTGCAAATCGCGTGAGCCGCAGCTATGTTGAACTGCCGATCGTCTCTCTCTGACCCTCCCGATTTTCTTGGTTTGATGTGGTCCACTGTAGAGTCGGCCCACCTGAGCGGCAGCTTGCAGATCCCACAGAGCCTTCCCTGCGCCTCCCACGCCACCCGCTTCCGTCTCTGGTACTCGTCTGACCCGGCCTTGCAAAGCAGGTTACACGCCTCGCGGCCGTCCTTGAACACCCGCACTGCAACGGGAGACTTCTTGATGTCTTTAGGCTTCGGAAACATCGTCATCCCCTCACCACCTTTCCCTCCGGCGTGTGCCGCTCAATAATGTGCCATGAAGCTCCCCGTGATTGAACAACACACATATCCCCGGTCATGCGCTCCAGGACCGAGGCGGTGGCACGTGCATCATCCTCCTTCGTGAACGGACGACACACCGAGTCCTGAGCTACACGACCGTATGGGTACTTCCTCGTCATGCTGCCTCCCTATTCAAAACAAGCAAACTCTCCGAAGTGATACGCTGCCGCATAGCAGTAGGCCAAGTGAGCCTCATAAGCCGTCTTGTAATACCCAAGATGCTTGTTCTTTCGATCGACGTTGATGTAAGCCTGCCATGCCTTGCGCCTTTTATGCCAACTCACACCCTTGTAGCCGCTGGTGCTTGAGTCTCGAAGTCCGGTATTCTGTCCCTGTTGCGTGTCGTCGGCAACCCTCAGATTCTCGTCCGTGTTATCAAGGGTACGCAGATGGTCCTTGTGGTCCCCTTCTCGCGGATCGTAACGCTGAAGGCCGAGGATTTGGCGGTGCATGAATACCATTGGTCCCTGTATTCCACCGATCATCGGAGAGTGACGAACCGCGTAAAATACACCCTTCAACTTCTTCCTTCGTAACGCTCTCCATTTGAATTGATTGAGTTCTTCGTAACGATGAGGGCTGACGTAAGCTACTTGCTCCTGCGTCAACAAGATTGTGCGGTATTCTACTTGAGGTGGAGGTATCAAGGTTGCCGCCTCCTTTGCGGCGATTGACGGGCCTGCAAGCCCGATACCTCCATTCTACAGCCGTTTACGCCGCTATGCTATTCTTTTGTTCTGCCTGAGACAAAACCTCACTGAACTCCAAAATGATAGCGTCGTTGATCTCTAGAACCTTCTCCAGAGCTTCCTCTACACTCAATCCTGAGTCAGCTACATCCTTTGCCCTCTTGAGGCTCTGGATGGCCCCTATGATGGCTCCGATGAGGGTTTTACCCTCCGACTGCTCCACCACCATAACCTCGATTACCCTACTCACATCCGAAGTGTCCATACCGTGCTTCTCGGCAAACTTCTTTGCCCCGTCCTCAATCACTGTCCTGCGGCTTTCGGGCATCGACATTTTCATGGTGATGATGGGTTCTTTGGTGGCCGAATCTCTCTGCTTGCCGTTCATCTCCTTAGCGACCCGATCAGAGAACACTCTCATCGACTCATCAGCCGCCCACCCTACCCACTCCCTGTCCAACCGCTTCGCTTCTGGAAGGTCCGCCAATTCGCTGCAATTTGCCAGCTTCATACTGGTGAAAAGTTCCTCCGGCAAACCCCTGAAAGACTCGGCCAAGCGAATGACGTTGTGCCAAGTGCTTTCCTTAACGCCGGCCGCCTCACGCGCCTCCTGCTCGTCCCTGAAGCCCAGCATCCCCCACAAAGACTTCTCCTTGAGGGCGAAGGCGTGGTAGCCAATCCGAAGGCTGTTCCTCGACTGCAAGACCGACGCCTGCTTGATCTGCTTGTAGTGGAAAGTGGCCTCTTCCTTCCGAGCCTTGATCTCCTGCTCTTCCCGTTCACGTTGAGCCGGATCAATCTCTGCCGGCTGACCTGTCTTTGTAGCTTTCGGCATTTGTAGAACTTCCGCTATTGCCATACTTCATCTCCTTCTGAATTGCGTTCTCAAACTTCAACTTCTTCCTGTTGTAAACGCAGGTTACTCGTCCCCGCGTTCCCTCTCTGCTCTTGTCAACCATGATCTCCACATCGAGGTCGTCACCCGGATCTCGCTTCTCCGAATCCTCCATCGTGATGATGACGATGTTTTGAGCAGCATGATGGATTGCCGACCCACCGTAAAGATCTCCCTTCGTCCGGTGCCTCTTTTTAACGACCCCCTGCTCTTTCGAGAACTGACTGAGCGCAATCACAGCACAGTTCGGTTCACCTTTCGCCAGATCTCGCAGTCCAAATACCACCCCTCGCGTCTCCTCCGGCCCAACCTTCCCCGGATTTTCCAATAATTGAAGGTAATCCACTGCAATGATTCTAACCCCGTGCCGGCGCCGCATCATCTTAGCCCTGGCCCTCAACTTCTGAATTGACAGTGGAGAAGTATCGTCAATCCAGATTGGCAACTTCGCAATCTCCGCCGAGATGCGTTTCAACTCAGGAACGTGTGTGTGAATGTTCATCAACCGCGGATCTCTCATGTGGTCCGCCGTCAGAATGTCTGACATCAACGGGTAGAGCCTCTGGAGCAATTTCTCTTTCGGCATCTCGCATGAGAATATCCCGACCGGAATTCCCTCCAATGCGTTCGCTAAAACCATCTGCATCATTGCTTGAGTTTTCCCGCTGCCGCTGTCGGCCGCAAGTATCGTCAGTTCCCCACCGTAAATCCCCTTCGTCTTCTTGTCGAGGTCTTCAATCCCCCAGGTCATGTCCAGCGCCGTCTTCTCAAGATTCTGGTTCCGCTTGGAAAGAATGGCCGCTTCAATCGCCCCTACCACCTCCGCTGCACTTATCGCATCCGACTTCTCATCGGCCACCGACCGAATCAGCCTCTCCTGAACTCCCTCAATCAGAATGCTGGAATTGATACCCTGCGCCTCGGCTGACTGGTACAGACCCTTACCCACCTCCATCAACAACCGGAGCTTCGCCTTCTCTCGAACGATCTTAACGTGCTCCTCGATATTCAACCTGCGAGGGATTCCCTCTGTCAGCCCCGCAAGATACGCTTGGCCTCCTACGCTTCCCAACTCTCCGCGCTTGCGGAGAACGTGAGAAAGGGTCACAATGTCCGCGTGATGAACCCCCTCCTCCAGCCCATCCATAATTGAAGCGATGGCGCCAAAGATGATCCTGTGCGAGTCGAGGCTGAAGTCTTCCGTTGAAAGGTCGCCGATCGCGTCAAAATAGGTATCGTTCTCTATAAGCAACGTCCCCAATATAGCGAGTTCTGCCTGCGCGTCCGCCGGCACTCCGCTCCCCAACTGCTTGACTGGCTTCCCCATTTTAGTGGCACCCTCCGCCGCTCGGTGAATGGCAACTTCCACCTGAATACTCAACACGATGGCTGGGCTTCTCGCGGAGCTTATTGATGGGCTTCTTGGAGTCGTCTTCCTCAAGCAAACGCTTCGCTAGTTCGATAAGTTCTTCCGCCAACTCCCGTTTCGACTTTGCCATAACTCCTCCTTGAATCTCCTCCGGTTTTACTTCCAACAATCCAGCCCAATCCGCCGTCAACCGTCCGTCCGGCTGAACTACCAACTCATAGATCCCATCCCAGTGCTGCGTCGGCTCCATGACGGAATACTTCCAGTTGACCTGCATCTCGCCAACCTGCATTCGCGCCACCTTACAGACCGGGCAGGTACTCACATCCCTGAATCCCCAGTCGCGCCCAAACATCTCCATCGCCGGACAATCTTCCATCGAATCGTGGTAGATACGGAAGTTGACAGCCGCCAGATTCTTGAAGTTCTTGGAGTAGTCAATGAACTCCCGGCAGAAATTCACAGAAACATCTGGAGGCACCACGCAGTTGAAACAGATGTCGGCCCATTGAATGTCATCAATCAGGCCGCGAAGTTCTCTGGTTGATGGAACACTCTTCGTCTTGAATATATTCTCGTTGAGAGTATCGGAGGCGTGGTGACGGCTGATGTTAATATGTTTCACAACTCCAGAGAGGATTACCTCTTGCTTCCGAAGACGAACACCGTTTGTCGTCAGAACAACTTTCGGGAAACGCTTCTTTCTTTTCCTCAGAACCTCCATCACATCTTCAAGAACCGGAGAGATGGTAGGCTCCCCTCCAGTCACGCTAACGTGCGAAAACTCTTTCGGTAGAGCATCGAGAATTGCAGCCAGCCGCTCACCAAACTTCATCATCGGAAACTTGTTCGCATCTTGGTCACGGTTCCAAAAGCAGAACTCGCACTTAGCGTTACATGCCCCTGGTAGCATCACCGAAAGATTAGGAGTCGAAACCAGTAGCTTCGTCGTCCTCTTTGCAATTTTTACCAACCCCATGTAACCCTCCTCACAACTCGCTTGCTTCGCGCACCGTGCTGGGCCACGGCCAACCTGTAACCGTCCTCAAGCACTCTTCAAACCCCGCCGTAAGCCGTCGCTCGTCAATGTCCGCCAACGCTTCCACGTAGACCGCTATCAACTGTGGCGTGATCGCCTTCCCTGCTATCGACCCAAACTTCTCCAGCCATGAGCCTATCAGGTCAACCCGGATCTGCTTAGGATTGAACTCCTGCGGCTGCAACTGCTGATTGCCTTGCAGCGTAATTGCCTTGCTCCCGCCCAAGCGCTTCACCATGCTTCCCTCCAATCCCGTTCGGCATCGTCTTCCCATAGCGGTCCAGCGGCGCTTCCAGATACTCCAGAAGCCTCCCAATCCACAGATACAAAGCCTGAGTCTTCACCACACCCTCTGACTTGTAACGGTTGCCCAGGGCGCGTCTCCACTCCTCCCGCGTCACTTCCTTGTTCTGCTTGAGCCAACGCTTCACCGCCGCCCCGTCCGCGGAACCCATCGTGAATGGCAATCCCTTGTTGACGAATTCATAAGCCTTCTTCACGTCATCCAAGAAGTCCTGCCTACAGGTCGAATCCGATTCCAAAATTTGGACTTTCTCCGTAGATGCCACTCCCGTCCCCAGAGGCCACTTGTTTTTCGTCTGCTTCCCAATGAACTCCGGACATAGCGTATGCAACTCCCCCATGCCTTCCAACATGAGGGATGAGTTGCACGACACCGCCTGACTCAACTGTGCGGTTGTCCAAGACCCGTCGCCGAGCGCGTTCACCGCCACAAGAGCCAACACGCCTCTGTACGTCAAACCTTCGAGAAAATCACTGTCAATGATTATCTTCATACTCACCCCTATTCAAACCTCGCAAATTCTCCGAAATGCTTCACCGCAGCTTTACAATATGCCACATGAGCATCTTGTGGAGTAACAAATCCTCCTAACCCATAACGTCTTCCTTTCACCCTTATCAACGCGACCCATCGCTTCCTCTTTTTATTCCAATACACACCCTTGAATCCAGATGTATTATCAACCCTTCTGACGGCATTCGCTTGGTTCTGAGATGTTGTCCCTACACGAAGATTTGAATGTCGATTATCGAGAGTGTTCTTGTTGTCGATATGGTCAACCTCTCGCAGATCGAACATATCGAGTCCAAGGATTACACGCGCAAGCGGAATCTTGTGTCCGCACTTACCTCCTCGAAACCATGCAGTAGCGTAAAAACATTTCTTTTTACTGTCCCACTTGGAACCAAGTTTTAGATTGGAACACTTCTCGTAGTCTCCACTGTCAACAATGGTAACAAGACCTCTCCCTATCGGCAATTCGTAACACTTCTCATCATCCTTCATGTTCATCTCCGTTTACGGTCGGAGGAGGCCAGGGAGGATGCCGTAACACCCTCCCTGGGAGGAGGCGTCCGACTGGGGAGCCGGACTAACCGACATGGGGTGTCGGCTACAGAGACTATAACAACTCCCCTTCGTCTCCGCAACCCGATTCTTTCCCCACTGCCAACTCGATTGAACCCACCCTGTTTTTCCCCACCAACTTCATAACCTGACCCGTCTCCTGGTCGATCACCAGCAACGGTCTCCGCTTCCCATCATCGTCAATCCGCCATCCAAACAATTCCTCAACCGTACACTCGAAGTACCGCGCAATCTGTACCGCCAACTCTAGTTTCGGGAGGGTTTGGTGATTCAAAATCTCCCCCGCCAGACTCTTTCCGATACCGAAGATCGCTGCGAAGTCCCGCAAGGTGATTCCGTGCGCGGTGCATATCCTCTGGAGAAGCGGGGAGTCCCCATAGAACTCCCTCGCCTTCTCGTTGCAGTGTTGGATGTTTGAGCTTCCGGCCATGCTACGCCCGGAACGAGGTGGACTCGGTAACGATGAGCTTCACGCCAGGATAAGAGAAACTTTCCTTCATGCTCTTCGCCATCTGCCCCAAAAAGCTCTCGTTCGCAACAACCGCCATCAACGGCACTTGTCCTGCTACTACCGCCGTGACAAGCGCCTTCAGGTCCGTAACCTCGATCTGATAGTTCTTCCGCGCCACGCTTCCTGTCGGCTTGGGCGCCGCGGCCTGAATCACCACCGGAGCCGCGATGACCTCCTCCTCCAGCACTGCATCCGCCGCCTCAGATTCCCCCGCTGCTGCGAGTTCAAGCGCCCGTTGGAGTGCATCCTCCTCCGCCTGCTTCTGAGCCACCTCACGGGCAAGACGCTCTTCCTCTTCCCGCTTCCGGCGCTCCACAGCCTGATACGCCGTTAGCAATCCGCCCAGACGAGTCTTCTCCGTGTTGTACGGTCCTGTGTCGTCCTTCTCGGCTTGCAAAACCGGCTTCTTGATGTCGTCGATCTGAGACTTCACGCCCTTGAAAAAAGTCTCCGTCTCCTTCGCCGCCGTCTGAAGCAACCGGCCGTACTGCGTGGCCGTCTCTGCCTGTTCCGTCGTCTCGACGACCGTCAACTTCTTCGACGCCAAAACAATCGTCCCGTACTCGTTACGCAAGGCGATACGCTTGGTCTCGTACTCGCCACTCGGTCCAAGGATCTCGATGATCCTCGGCAATGCCAATGCTGTTGCTGCTGTCCCCATGATTACTCCTCCTCTTGATTTCTGAACTTCGCCAATTTTGCGTTGACTGCCAGATTCGCCGCCGCCAACAGGATAATGAAGTTACTCTTCGCCTTCAGAGTGTCTACCCAGAATGGAGTAACTCGCCCATCTTTGTCAACCTGAAGAGCGCATCCAACGTAAACATCGCCCTCCAGCTTCGGTGCCCCTCCCGTGTAAGCCCCCGTCTGCCATGCCCAAGTCTCTGAAGCCTTACTGCCGGTCTTCAGATCGAGGATGCAGGGCCGACGCTTTCCTTTGTAGATCAAACTCCCACGATGGTCGAGAGTTCCACCAACCCGCATTCCGTTGAGGACGATGATCTTCTTCTCCTCCACGGCTAAAGGTTGATACTCGACCAACTTCAACCAACTTTCAATGCCGACAACCGCTGGGATGATTTCATCAGGGCAGGATTCCCAATCCAACTTCCCGAAGACGAGATACTCGACAGCCTTGTGAACGGCGTTTCCAAAACCGCGCTTCCACTCCAAAACGTCGGGGGCAATCATCGAGAAGTCGCTCAGGCCAAGAGCCCCGAAGACGCCCGTAACCGAAGGAATCACTACCCCTGACGAATCACGATAACAATGGTTCGATTCCTGATAGAATCCTCCCTCGATTGCTTGTCCCCACGCCTCACTCCCCATCCCCATCCCCTCCAAAATTTGGACTTAATCGCCGTCAACGCTGAAACCACAATTCTTCAGGAATATCTTCAACTCCTCACAGCGTAGAAGATGATAATGATACTCCCGAAGCACAGCAGCTTCTGCATCGTCAGACCGCTCCGTTGCGGTCCACTCGGAATCGAACGCCTTTTGCAGATTAGGCGACATTCCACTTGCGATCACTTTCGACTTCTTTGTAAGTGCCATCTCCACCTCCCGTGGTTAGATTTTTCGGTAATTGAATCCGAACTTCAGAGTGGCTCCAAATTGCCGGCCGGCGCTGTCCGCGTTGATGATGTCCGTCACCACCTGCTCTGGGCAGTTGCTGTATTCATAGGTACTCTGAACGTCGCCCGTCTTGCGATCCTTGAACGCGACATACGCCTTCAGCGTCTCCGCGTCGTAACCCACCCTAACGATTTGCGTGCTATCCACATCTGTCCAGTTGATTGCCATGTTATTCTCCTCCTCCGGTTGATTGTTGATGTTGGAGCGGGGAAAAGGACTCGAACCATTCACCTGCGGATTAGGTATCCGGTTTCGATGCCGGACTTTTCCGCTGCTCTACCCCTGAGCTATCCCCGCTTTTGGTTTGAATGTGCTGTCTAAACCCGTCCTAGAAGAATGTCCCGCTGCTAGAGCGTCGTTTGACGTTAGCCTAGCGGAGCGGACGGGTTTAGGCAGGACACCCTGCCATGCTTCTACTTCGCAGCCTTCTCGGCCGCCTTCTTTTCCTTGCGGAACTTCTTCCACCGCTTCGTTTGAGCGGCTGCGATACGTGCCCTTCCCTCTTCGGTCAAGACCCGCGTGGACGTTTGCGATACTGCCTTCTCTTTTGCCATGTTTTTATGTTACTCCAAGTAACTCGTAATTGCAAGTGGTCCCCATTGTGCGTTCTGGTCCCCCGCCCCGCACCCCACGGTTCGTATCAGGCCAACTTGAACCTGTGCCAAAAACTTAATACGGAGAGTGGCCCATGACGACCAGCACCTCAGTCGGGAATAAATTACCCTCCAGATGACTCTCCGCATCTCCCACCCGGCCCCTTGCGATCGGCTGCTGCCAACTCCTAAGAGTATCCCTCTCCGGAATGTTACGGCGCTCGTCATCGTTGTGAACCTTACCGGGTGGAAACTTAATCGTCCAAAACTTCGTGCCAGTCCACCTCGCCCACAGCCATCGAGCAGGCGTACTCGTAAGCGTTGAACGCCTCAGATCCCTTCGGTGGGCAAGCCAGATCCCGTGCGTGTTCAATCCGCTGGGTCGCAAGATACTTCTTCAAGAGGTCTTCTGTGAAGAGAGTGTTCTTGTGGTTCTGAGTAATCAGGGTATGAAGGCGCTTCGCTCTCTTCATTCCCGCTGTCCCCGGACTGGTAGAATCCTCTGCCGGTGCCGCCTGAGCCGCTGGCGCCGCTTCCACCTTCGCCTTCGGCGGAGCATCGTCAAAGATCCCACCCAACCCAGCCGCCCGATACTCTTCCAAAATAGGGTCTGGTTGACCAGGTTCTCGCTTCTCCTCTGTCGGCTTCACGTCCTCGTACTCGGCGTCGATTACCTCACCTTCCTGAACCGGCGCCACCAACATCTCCACCGTGGAGGTCATGTACTGGTCCGTCTTGCCGACCGTGCGCTTCGTGGCTGTGATGAGTACCTTCGCGCCCACCACCATCTCGGCATCGATCAGGTGCTTCGGGACACTCACCACCTTGCCGTTGACGACCAGAAACAGAATACCCTCCGCGCTCCCGGTTCCAAACTTGGCATTGGTGATCTCACCGCTGATCTCCTCCGGCTTCGTCTGCTGCTGCCCCTGGGCGGCCACCTGCTGCGTCTGCTGGACTGTCTCCGCCTTCCCGGTCTGCACCGGAGGCTTCTTCTCGTCCGTGCTCTTCGGCATCTGAACCTGCGGCTTGCCCATCACTGAATCAGGAGTAACGCCGCGGGGTTCGTTGTCAGCCTGATCCATCTCCTCGTTCGTGTAGACGCCACTCAGTTCATCAGGAAACGCCTTGCGTAGAGCTAAGGCTTCGGCCACTTTCCCCAACATCAGGTACGGCATCCGCCTCCACATCGGATTTGCCTTGAGTTCTCCGGTCTGCTTGTCCTTGTAGGTCTGGACATACTCCCCCCACCGCGCCGTCGCCTTGTAGGGAACCTTCTCGTCACCGCGCCCGTAACGGTAGACCGTCACCTTTGCCGTGTTCGGATGCTCTCCATCCTCGCTGTCGTATTCGGGTTCGTCGATACCAGCAAGCTCGTTGGTCCTCGCGGCCACCACTCTGTAGCCGTCGATTCCGGTCTGTATCACCATCTTATCTTTGCCGGCCGAGGAGTCCCACCGCTTCACCACATGGATCTGTCCGGTGAACGGGTCCAGCCGCTTCAGCTTCGCCACCTGCAAAAAGAACGCCAGTTCGTTCTGGTCGCACCCCTTCGCCACCGTCTCGCCCAAGAGTCTAATCTGTTCGTTCGAGAACTCTGCAACCGGCTTCGCCAGCCGGGTCTCCTTCTGTACTGCCAATTCATTTCCCATGATCCCCTCCATTACCTCTCTTTGATAAAATCCCCGCGATTTAGTAACATCGCCAACTTCACAATAGCACGTTCTGAAGGATGCACAATACCCCGCTCCCACCTCGACAGGCTGCTCTTGTTCCCGCCGATCTTGGCCGCCACATCCTCCATTGACATCCCCGCCTCGATCCTCGCGGTCGTCAGTTTAGCGCCGTCTACTGTGAAAAGTGTCTTCATCCCTGTTTCCCATCGACCACTACCGGAGTCATCTCCGGGTGCTCAAGAATTTTCACCACATCTCCAGCCGCGTCGTCATCACCGATGATGATATGGCTCCTGGAATCCGTTGTGTGTCGTGCTACCAGAGTCAACTTGTACTCCTTCGGTAACAGGTCTGCAATGTCGGCAAGGTGATTGCCTATCGCTCTTCGTAATAGCTCCATCCTTGATGTGCTCATCCCTACTCCAGCGGCCCATCCAGCATCCGCGATGTGAATTGCCAAAGGCTCTTCTCTGCCTCATAGTCGGAAAGCTTGTACGCTTTCCACCACTTTTTCTGGTCAGGGTTCCACCTGAAAGAGAAATCCTTCGCCTTCTGGTTGTTGTTGAAGTCAACCATCGCCTGAACGTAAACCGTAGGCTCCTGCGCTCGTGCAATGATGCTGTCTAGGTCGTAGTTCTTCGCAATCTTGAACATCGTCATAACATCAAATAAAGATCTGTGACGGAAGGGATTGCAAAATCCAAACTCACTCGCCAGATGATTCAGGTTGCGAGTCTTAATCTCCGGCGGGTACTTCACATCCGAACTCAAGTCAAGCCAGAATATACCCGAAGGCTCCACTTTCAACCTCGCGCAAGCCGCCAAATAAAACGGTTGGTCGAACCTGGAACCGTTGAACGCGGCCGCATAGTCCGCGTAGCTCATCAGGTCATGCAGTTCCGCGAACGCCACCTTCTCCGACTTCCCGTACAGGTCCACCATCTCGTCGGTGATATCAGTGAGCTTCGTTATCTCCTCCGGTATCGGGCGCCCTGGGTTGACCAATGTGGACATAACCTTCAACGGGGTCTGAGTATCCCAATCAACAAGCGCCCCGCCAATTTCCGTGATCCGATCATCCGTGGCCGACAATCCTGTGGTCTCCAGATCGATCCCAACGACTAACTTCCCCATCGCACTCTCCTCTTACTCCGAATTTTGGACTTACTTCACAGGCGGTAATGTGAAGTGTATCAACTTCGTGTTGCCTTGAAAGTCTGCCGCGTATGCGTGAGCGTGCCCCAGGAACTTCACCACCAACTCGTCCACGATCTCCCGCGTCCGCCCGTAGTCCGTGCGAAGCTGCTTCAACTCGGCCCGGAGTTCCTTGATAGACTCCTCCAAAACAAGTATCTTCTTCGTCTGCTCGATGTCCGTCAACCATATCTCAGGCATCTTCACCCTCCTCTTCGCCGTCCATCTCGATTGTCGCGCCAGCAAGTACATCCACGTAACGCGATCCGCCTTGGCAATGACGTGGACTCTGCTCTCTTGTAACAGCCCAATCCACCACCTCCACGTCCGCCTTGTCCTTCAGCAGTGCAGCAAGTTCAGGAGCACTCAGAAATTTGCGAATCTTACTCATCGTCTTCCTCCCCCTCCACGAATCTCTCCCCACAATCATTGCAGAGATACTCGTCCCCATCTTCCGTTGAATCGAGGTACTCCAGATCGTCGCTACCGCACTCAGGACAGGCTGCGTAAAGCTGATCTATGTCCAGGTCGTCGTCGTCCTCTTCAAGATCATCTTCAAACTCGTCCTCGTCGCTGTCTTCTTCAGGTTCGTATGCTTCCCAAAGCCCCATATAACGACTCCTTCCCGATCCCCGTCAACCGCCAGTACATACCGCAAGTGTTCATTTCCTGCAACCTGTTCCCAAATTTTTCGGTCGTCACCATCCTCGGCTCCGGCCACTCAAACCTCCACACCTGAATCAGAACTCCCCGCGGTGGAATATGATACCGCCAGCACGTCCATCCTTCGATGCAACGGCGCAATGCCCAGGCCGTCTCGAAGCCGTCGTCATCTGGAGGGTTCCTCTTCTCCTGCTCACGAGCCGCCCACTGCGCCCTACGAAGGTGCTGCTCCTCCGTAGCAAAGGGATGGAAGAGTCCCCACAGAACAGCCCTCCAATACCAGTAAAGCTCTGTCCACATGGGTTACTCCTTCGGGTCGTTGATCGTGTACGGTTTGTCGTCCGTACTTCCAATGGTGGAAAGTAGGGTCACGTTCGGGTTCTTGGGAATGGGTTGCTTGAACCCCGTGAACTGCGCCTGCACTGGAGCGGTTGCCCTCACCAAAGCATCGAAGTTCCGAGCGACCATGACCGACAAAATTTCCGTCGCCCCGCCCTGGCGCATATCCGCCGCCGCCAGTTCGTCCAACACCTTCGCCCGCTCCTCAGTCAATGTCACCATCACACGCCTGTAGCCTGCTCGTTTTCTCACGATCCGCTTCGCCGGTACTGCCTTCACTTCTGCCATCTTTCCCTGCTCTCTTGCCTCTGCGGAGGCCGGTTATGCGTTTTTGTGGGCGTCCCATCCCCCACCCTCGTAATCAATATCCTCTCCACCAGACCCACCAGCCAGGACTCGCGCAAACTGCCCCGTCCTCGCCTCCTGCGCCGTCGCCTTGCAAGACTTCGAGCAGAACCGCGCCCAACCCCTCTTCACATCAGCAGAACGAGCCTTGAAAGGCATCCCGCACTTCTTGTTCTCGCACTTGCGGTCTACCTGCATCCCGCCCTCCTATTTCCTCTGGAACTTAACTTCGGTCGTAACCAACTTGTCAAACCCAAACAGGCCAGCCACGCGCTCGCTCACGTCCCTTTGATCCGCAAGAATGTCCGAAAGGTAAGCCGCACTCAAGCCATACTCCTTGGCTGTCCGACGCAAGGAACTGGCCTTCGTCTTCTCGCGGATTTCTTCCCGAACTTCGTTTTCTGTCAGGTACGTTTTTCCCATGAACAAAACTGTAAGCTAAGTTGCGAACGTTTGTCAACCCCCATCTGAGATATTATTTTCACATGAAGCGCATCCGAGTTCTAACCCCACCCCCGCTCGTCAAAGAAGCCCCTTCCAAACCAAAGGTGAAGCTGACCAAGGCCGACCCTAACTTCTTTCGCAAGCTCGGCGAGGTGTCCGCCGCCAAGCGCAACCTGCCTTCGGATACCTTCAGCGCAATGGCTTCAGCTTCCCATCCTCGGAGGAACCTCCATGTCAAACCATGAACCCCAGCAATGGCTCTCCCTCTCTGGTATCTGCGATAAGCTCCGGCTCTCCCCGTATCAAGTCAAAACTCTTGCCAAGAAGGGGTGCCTCGCCATCATCAAAGGGAAGATGCGGGTTGCTGATCGGTTCTTGGACCCTACTCCCGAATATGCCGAACAGCTTCGCCTGGGCGCCATCATCCACCAAAGACACTTTCCCATCCCCGCCGGCCTCTCCGAGAAAGCCCTCCTCACCCGCGCTGAGTGCGCTGAACTCCTCAACATGAAATTGAAGACGTTGGACGACTACGTGAAGAAGAACTTCTTCCCTCCCGCTATCCGAGTAGATAGGAGTCATTTCCTGTACTCCCCCGTGATGGTCAGAAAGATTATGCTGCAACGGCGATCCGGTGAACGGTATTGGAAGGATAAAGAACCGCTCAGTTCCAAACTCGCTCCGTTCCTGATTCCTGAACTCGTGGAGTTATTCCGGTCCCGCCTGTCGGAAGAGGTCTCCAGCATCCCCACAGATAAAGAGTTCCTCGCAGACGAATCCCTCCAGAAGCGGCTTTCAAAGATCGTCACTCAATCACAGAAATCCGACTTCGCTCAGAAGGTAAAACTAGCACAGCAAATAGTCCAAATTTTGGGGCGAGGAAAAGGCCCACTGAACTAGCTGGGCCTTGCCTTCATCTCGCAGGTGTCAGGTTAGAAGATCTCATCATTCTTCGGTCCATCAACAGGGTTATCTGGTGAATCCAAGGACGGTGGGGCAACAACCTCTTCAAAACTCCGCACATCGTTGACGCTGGCCGTGTGGACAAGACGACCGTTCTCAGCAATCAAAAGGTCGATTTGGTTATCAGATTGAACCAGATAGTGATGACCCTGCCGGTAAATCACACCACAATTACTATCCTTCTCGATACGCAGCCAAATGGCTCGAACCCACCCATCGCCGAGCGGAGCACCTGATTGTTCGCTGTTGGTTCTTGACATTACTTCTCTCATACATCCTCCTCGTTTGAATTAAGTGAGCGGACCACTGCAACGGCTAACCTTTCGGCGAGTTCTGCACGTCTGGGTAGTCTTAGCTTTCCCATACCGCCAGTGAATTATGCGCCTCCGCTCACGTACATCATACTACGGAACCTGCCACTTCCCGGTCTTCTTCTTAGGCGAAGCCCCTACACCCTCCGGTTGCGGAACGAGGAGATCGTTATGCCTTCTCCGTCAACTTAGCTACTTGAAAAATGTCGCCCACATTTGTCCCGTCGTACTCGTCTTTGGAGATGTGGAGTTTGTTGCCGACTCGATTGTGGTCAACCTCAACATAATACTCAGAAACAACTTCCCCTTTGTTTTTCTGGATCTCGCTTCTCCATATCCCAACAACCTTGTGCTCGGAAATAATTCTCATACCTACCGGCAGTCCACGTTTGATCGTTCTTTCTGTTTGTTCCATGTTCATACTCCCTTCTTGTTACACGGTTAGTCGTACTCTCCCATTCTCCACTTCATCTTAAACCCGTAAACGATTCGCCTCTGAGCGGCAAGCGTCTTGCAGAACCTCACTGCTGATTCCGTTCCTCCGTGCTTCGAGTCCCAAGTCGCCATAATCCGCCAGCACTTCCCGTCCCCGTGATCCACTTCCTCTTTGGTTATCCTTATTCCCATGCTTCCTCCTCACTCCAGATTTTAACTATCGGCCCATTCTTCCTTCTTCGGTTCCCTTTTGAATGATACCCAAGACTTCCCTCTTGGCGGCTACCATGTCATCCCCGGCCTTTAGAAGAGATTCCGTCATCACGGTGAAGTGGTCCCCAAACATCGACTGCTCCCATGTCTCCTTGTGTTGATGCTTGTCGAAAAAGGCGTCGAGGCTTCCCTTCACATCATCCCGCGTCGTGTACCATCCGGTCGGTGGCGGATAATACTTTGCGACATATTCCCGACAGTCGTCCAAAGGAATCTCGGCGTCCCACATGCAATGCAGACACACCATGTACATCCGATTGTTTGCCATCCCCATTACCTCCTCGTCTCCTGTTTGGAGATACTCGAAGTATACACCCGCTACTCAATCCCAAGGCGTCGGCGCCGCCCACTTTTTCCGCTTCTCCTTCGGCGGCTCGTCGTCACCCCCTTCAACAGCCCACTTCTTCGGCCCTGTCTTGATGTATTGATGCGCCAGATCGTCCACGTAGGGCATATCCTTTGACAAAGGAACCAGCTTCTCTAGTTCTCCAAAGACGTGCTTCTCTGTGGCTGTCAGTTGCTTCGCGTGATCCTCGGTATACTTCCACAGGTCACGAACCTCATCTGTCCCTGCCTTGGCGAAATAGAGCATATCGGTGTAGATCGAACCGAAATCCTGCTCCAGTTCGTCATCAATCCAATACTTCATCATGTCGTCGGCTTGCTTCTTGTGGCCCTCGGACATTAGCAACACGAGGTCCGCCACGCGCTTCGTGCGTTCCATCGCCGCCGCCACACAAGCCCCATCAATCCAAAACTTCAAAGCTCCGATAACAGGGTGATGTTCAATGTTGTCGAATTGCTGCAACCATGTATCCCAAGAATCGTGGACGTGTTCTTTGTCTTGGATTTTCTCGCTCGTCAAGTTGAAGATGTGCTTCGTCCCGGAAGTCGTTCCGGTAATCAACTGGCCGGCGACCGGATATAAAAGCAGGAAAGGAATCAAAGGCTTCAGGTTGTGATGAATCACTACCTCGTCATAGAGAGCATCCCGTAGGAACGAGTACGTCTTGATCGTAAAACTCTGTAGAGCATAGGTTCCCCGCAGAGACGTGTTGAGGTTCTTCTGTGCCGTACTCAAATCTTTCGCCATGCTCATCCGAGCCAACTCTGGCATCTGACCTGGATTGCGGGAGTTGAATGTCACCTTATTGGCGAACGCCCTCTGCGCCTTCTCCAAGTCGTCTTCAGACCACTTGCCGGTCCTCACAGCCTCGTCAATCGCGTGGTCTCCTATCAGCATGGTGTGCTTCAAGATGCGGCGAACCTCTTCGGCTATGCTGCCGCCTTTTTTTAGGCCGCCAAGAGCGCGTTGCTCCATGTAGACTTTGGCCGATTCTCCGGCAATCCCGCGAACCCACCTGTAGGCTATATCGAACCCAGTCCCCTTGAAGACTGCTCCTCCGAGTCCGTGATCTCCCCCTCCCTCAAGAATCCACGCATTGTCTGTGCGGCCTCCGGTAACACCCAACTGGAACTTCTCATCTCTGAATTCGTTAGGGTTCTTCAGCCACTCTATCCCGGCTTTCCCCACGCTCTTTAATCCCACCTTCATTGTCGCGTGGACCAAATGAAAAGGAACTTTCAAAACAGATAGAGGCATTTTGGTCAGAGCTTCAAATCCCTGCCCCTTCCGAACTATCTTGCCTGCCGAGGTGTTCCAATCAGGCACCTCGAACATCGTAGTGAATCCAGTTAAGATGTCCTTTCTGGCTTGTTCGTTGGGGACTTTTGCAATCTCCTTCTTCAGATTCTCCATCTCACCGCCAAATGTCTCTTCCATAGACGCCGCAGTGGAGACTTGCTCAACATACTTGACGAGGTGTTTAAAGTCTTTGTAGTAGAAAGGAATATTCACTGAACGCTCTGCCCTCACCTGCCCAAGACGTGCTCCCTTCATCCTTTTCTCAAGGTCCGCGATCCATACGCGGGCCTCTTCGACCGGCTTTCCAATCTTCCGAGCGTACTCCTCCATGTACCGAAGACGATTGAGTTCCCCGAAAGTATGTCCCATCACCTCGCGCAGAGTCTTTGTCTCTCCGGTTTTTGGGTCCGTCAGTTTCGCGTCGTAGTTAATGAAGTGGGGAATATGTTTTGGGTCCGCGGCGATATTCTTGTAGGGTACTTTGGTCCCGTCTTTCGCCACCAGAGACACGTTCTTCTCTGCCATAAAGTCGCGCATCCTCTTCATGAATTCCGAGAGTTCACCCGCGGCTTTATTGATAGCCGGGTCCGCGACTGCCTGATGACCCTCCACTACGTCAATAATCTTTCTCACGGTGTTTTCATCGTGAGGGTTCAACTTGTTGCCGGTGAATATGCCAAGAAGATCATGGAGGTGGTCGGCGTCGTACTGGTCCTCCTTCTGGTAGAAGTCCTCCCGCATATTGACGATATTCCAACCAACACCCTCTTTCCCTAGCTTCCTGAGCGTGTGGACGATGTTCGAGTCTTGAGAGAACTGGTAATCCCATAGCCGCTTCTTCCATGGCCTCTCATCGTCTACTCTCACGCCCTGGGCCATGTTCTTGACTGCATCGTGAGCAACGGTCCATCCACCCCCTTCGCCTTGGAGAGCAACTTCCCCACGGAACAAGGTTTTCATCACACCTTCGGCCGCCGCTTCCTTGTCCACACCCTCCGGCGCGGCCTTCGCCACTTCCTCGGCCCTCACAGCCGTCATCGTGATCTCTTCATGGGGAATCTGAGGGTTCGCCGCCGCCTTGTCCGCCGCCGCGTTCACCGCCCGCCGGATGCGAATGTCCTCAATCGTCAAAGGTCTGTTCGGCGGCTCCCACCGCTTCGGCTTCTCCTGATAGAGCGTAGCCCAGTCACTTCCCTTCCCGCCGCCGGACATCTCTACCTGCATCCCCTTGTTCTTTGCCTCTTCCGCGTTCGGGAAGGTGATCGAACTCCAGTTGTCGAAGTTGACCTTGCGCTTGCTGCGGACTTGGAATCCTTGAGCATCGACTTTTATTTCGTTGCCTTGGTCGAACGCCATCATGTCCTGATGTTCGCGCATCTTCTCTTCGTCGGAGTAGTTCGACATGACCGAAGCCAATGAATCTCTATCTCCTAGAACCGCCGCGCTTAACGCCCTCATGCGAGGCCCAATCTTGGTTGACATAAGGCGAATATCCGGCTCTGAGTCTGTCGCAAGGAATACCGCCCTCGCGTTCGACTTCACGCCAAGCCGCCACGTCCTCGCCAATGATTGCTCAAGCAAGATACCAGAATACGGTGGTCCAAGGAATATCGACAACCGCGGTTTATCTCCGTCTTTGTCCTGCAAGTTTATCCCTATTCCTCCTGCGGCATAGGACGTGTACAGTATCTTCTTTTCTCCCTTCAAGAAAGCCTGTTTTGCCTCTTCGCGCTGTGCGTCGGTGTTTCCTACTCCACTGTAGTCGCCCATCTCGTCGCCAAACTCTGCGCGAAGTTGATCTGCAATGTTTACGAACTCCGGCATGATGCGCCCTATCTGCCCACCAGTCTCTTCATCAAGCAACCGATACGTTCCCGGCTCTTCTTTTGGTCCAACCGGCCGACGGAACAAGTCCTCCGATGTGGTCTCTGAGAATACCGCGACTTGCCAACCCTGCGCTCTCGCTCTCTTGATAAGTTGGATTGCTTCTGGCAGTCTCGACCTCTCAAGGTAGGCTTTCGTGTATGTCGCCTCAAAAGCAGATACTCTCTCGGAGAGTCCCTTCTTTCCTTGCTTCAATAACTCCCTCTTCATCACCGCTACACCTTGATGAATGCGGTCCAACTTCCGTTCCACCACGTCGGTTACAGGGACCACTCCAAAGTGAACAGAAAATCCATCATAGGAGATTTGCTGCGAGATGAACTGTCCACGCTCAACCATCTGCTCACGTAGTTTTGCCTGCTTCGCCGGGTCGAGCTTCGCAACGATCTTGTCGCCCACCTTCTCGTGAGCAAAGTTTTCTTTTATCCATCCCTCAAAACCGCCCTTCGGCCACAGGTTCAACTTCTCCGCATAGCCGTACTCGTTGGGAGAATGGAATGGAGTAGCTGAAACGTAAACTCCCTTTTTGGAGTTTTCCATCACAACCTTCAAAAGTTTGCCTTGCTGGTTTTCGTCTCTGTACCAGTTGCGTGCTGCTCCGGCTTCGTCAGCAATCACCAAGTCCCATGGAGTTTTCGAGTAGATGGAGTTGTTAAGCAACCGCTGATATGTTGCCCCGTAGACTCCCGGCTCTGGAGGCTTGTCGATGATGTCGGTTTCTACCTTCAGATCATAGCCGTTCTTCGCAACCTGCCTAACGGCATCGTCGCCATCTTCGAGTAGTCCCCGATTCATCGTAACGACAAGAATCTTCGCATCGGGGTTCCGAAGGATCGTCTCCTTCACCACACCCATCTCGGTCCAAGTCTTGCCTGAACCCGCCACGGAAGCGATCACAGCCCCGTCGCCCTGCTCCAATGCGGAGAGAACCGTCTGGACAATTTGCTTCTGACCTGCATACTTTAACGTCCGGGCAACTTCTGGAGAGAGCGTCACTGTCGGCGCAGGCATATTCTCCGGGAGTCCAGCCCTCTTCAGTCCGTCCCTCCATGCCTTCTCGTCGAACGCTTCACCCGCCATGATCCCTACCGGCGCCCCGCGCTCCGGTAATGGATTCAGCTTGACCGGCGCTACGTTTGCGAGGTTAACTGGTTGAGCATTTCCTCTTCCGGGTCCAGTTCGATCGGTGGCACCTCTGGCACCTGCATATCCAGGCATCCCCATGACGGGCGGTTTAGAAAGGCGTCCAACTCCGCTTTGCTTTCCATCCCCAAGAGGTCCATCAGGTACTCCTCGTAAGTCGGATACCCTCTCTCTTCCTGCGTCTGACGTTCTCCCTGCTGTGCCACGCTTCACCTCCGCTATTGCTTTTCTCGCTGCCTCCGGGTCGAGTCCAATTTTTGGGCTCTCTACCCCGTACTTGGCGCGAATCTCTGACTCTAACTTCTTAATCTGCGTTCTCACGAATTGCTGCATGAAAGGGGCTGAGGTCTTCTTGAGCAAATCTTCCAACTTCTCAATCTGAAGTTGCTCATTCCGCTTCGGAACCTCTTGGTAGAGGATGCTGTTTGGAATCTCCTTGGGCTTTTCTTTCGACCCCTTTTCGGGCAGACCCCAGTTAAAACGAATCGCACCCTTCCCGTCTGGGCCTTCCAGATATTCAACTCCAGATATTCCGCTACCTTCCATGTACGCCTGAACAAAAGCAGCGGCGGCTTTATCTCTGTCAGGGTACTCAAGCACAACCGTATTCTCTGTCTTGGACGGGTCCACACGGTCATTCGCCGTCTCAATTATGGGCCAGTCACTCCCGCGTGAAACGTGGGTGGGCGTCGGGCCTAGATCTTTGGCGATCTGAATAATCGAATGTAATACCTCTTCCGGCTTCACCATGCCTTTCTTCTGCTTGGCCTCCGCTTTTCGGGCGGCATCAACCTTCTTTTTCCAGTCCTCCGCAGCATTGAAGTTGTCCGTCTCCTCAATGTGAAACGTGTCCATAAGGAATTGACGCGCATCGTCACTCAACTTGAAAGGACTTAGAGGGTCTGTCTTTGTGCGCTTGATTATCTCCCGATAGGTGTCACGGAACATATTCCAGATTTTAGTGAGAACTATACCGACCTGCGCGTTGAATCCGGTAGGCTTCTCATCGCGTCTGAACTTCTCAAGGCCGTAGGCGAGCTTCTCGGTCACACCATCAAAGACTTCCCCTTTCAGGGATTCTTGTCTGCCGTCCCACTCAGGGAAGTTCCACTTTTTCCCGTACAGTTTTTCCCACGCGGTTGTGTCCACTTCGATGCTGTTGATCGCCTTCATATCCTCCGCACTCAGCAATGGGAAGATAGCGTGTGCAAACTCGTGTGTGAAGGTTCCTGCATGAGCGTTGTCATAAAGAAGTATGTACCCTCTACCGAGCCTTGTCTCCGCCATGAAAGCTCCGCCCTTGGAGCCTGATTCCCTTCCAATACCAGATACCCTTCTCTCCAACACCCATGCCAGCGCATCCTTGCGGTCTACTCCCACTGGAGGGTCTGCATCGTAGACGCGCTCGGCCAACATCTGAGCCGTCCACATATTTTCGTCTACGTGACCTTTTGTTTCAGGATCGAATTCCAGATAGCGGCGCAACTCGTCGGGGGTGACGTAGCCCTTCTCGGCTTTAGCCGCGGCGAGTTTAGAATCTCCATCTCCACCCTGCATCAACCTGCGCCGTTCATCTACGATAGCGTCGAGACGCTTCCGAATATCGTTCAACTCAACACCGCGCTTAGAGTTCAACTCCGATGAGATGGCCGGTGGAACCATGCCGGAAGGCTTCTTGACTTCCGCTTCCAGAGTTGCCTGTCTCTTCCGCAGTTTGCGCTCTTCATCATTCAGAGAGTTGATGGCTTTCTGATCGACCGCCTTCGTCTCTGAGCCGATAGTTCCATCCCTCTCCCATACTCTGTGCTCGACACCAGCATCATCGATAATCTGATAGCCCTTAGCTCCAGAAGTGTTGGTGATGACATCGCGCACCACCCCAACCACATCGTTGTGATTGAAGTTATTCGGGGTGAACGTGACACGCTGCCCAACCTCGACCGCTGGGGCTGCACTTGGAGGCTCCGGTGGAGGAGTGAGTGCGCCGGGCTTCTCTGCAACAAGAGGCTTCGTGAACGGCCGCGGGATCGGCTGGATGATTTCCTTGTCGAAAAGGTAAATCTCGGCAGAATCTTTGTCTGCCTGTTGTGGCTTATCACGGCCTGCCTCAAACTGCCGCTGCGCGAAATGGTCCCCTCTCGCCTTCGCCTCAGCGATGGCATTATCCATGAGCCACTGATCGACGCGCTTCACCGTATTGGTAGCTTTTCCGTTGGTGGTCGTATCGATCTTCGGGAACGGAGTCGTCTCGCGCCCTGTTGCCGTGAGTCGCGTTTCCCCGGCTCCGAGCATATCACCGATCTTTCCTTCTCGAACTTTCGTTTCAATCGGCTTCGCAATCGGGTCGCCCGCCTCCGGCTGATTCCGCATCGCCGCGTCAAACTGGTCTTGAGTTAACTCCCACGGAAGAGACTTCAGATATTCCTGCATAGCATCATGGCCCTTCTTGCCACGAGCCTCTTCACTATTTACGCCACGCGAATCTTTCACGTCCTTCAGTTCGTCCTCGAAGGCTGCGTTGAACAAATCAGCAGGCGTATTCAGGCCATGCTCTGCCGGATCAAAGAAACCCTTCTGGATTCCCTCTCCAACCAGATAATCATTAAGAGCGTTTTTGAAGCGGGTCGTCTTTCGATCATGCAGCGACCTCCAGACAGCTTCCACCATCCTGTCCGGCTCCGGCAGTTGTGGGTCTTCAGAAAAGAAATCATGCTCAGCAAACGCCTTGTTCCACCGCGCCCTCGGCGAGTCTCCCGCGGCCTTCATTCTCTCCGTGACCGCCGTCGCCTGAATCGCCTGTTCGATGATTCCGGTGATGTCCTTGTCCGGCACGGCGCGAAGCCGGGTCATTGGGCCGATCGACTTCAACAGAGAATCGTAGGCCGTCGAGGTTCCCAACGTATCGAGCGTGGAAGGATTCTTCAGTACCGTAGCAAGCAGGGCTTTCTCTAACTTCTCCTTGCCGTTTGTACTCAAGAATTCATACTCTCCCTGTGCGTTCTTGTTAAACCAGTCTGCTTGATCCTCACCGCCGATCCCAAGTTCTTTACGCACTATGTTGGCAAAGAATTCAGGTCTGTTTGCCATTGCGTCTCGCGGCGTGTCGGCGCTGTTGAACTCATCGGCGATACGATCCAAAACTCCATTGCGCCCTACTGCCTCTTCAGCCCTTTGGGCCTCGTAGAGCATCCGTCCGTAAGTGATCGACTTCGCGTTCTCGTCAATGCCGTGCGATGCTTTCTTGTTGAACAGGTTTCCTAACTTAGTCGCCTTGGCTATAGTGCCAATAGGTTCATCCATCATCCTGACTGGGATGTAGATTTCATCTCCCTCCGGGTAAATCATCCCGTTCTTTTGGGCGTAATCGGCCATCTTCGCACGGAACTGAGCAAGAGCAACCTTGTCGTCTTGTATCAACTCCAGATACTTCATCATCCTCAACAGACGGCGATTCCCTCCCGCCACGTCGCCGCCACCATCGACAATGGCCGGTCCCCGCTCTGGGCCATGACCAGGATCGAGATAATGGTCAACGTCGTACCGAACAGGCTGAGCATCTGCCAAAACTTGCTGGCGTGTCGCTTCGTCCGGTGGAACGTCCTGCATCTGTTCCGGGTACTCAGGAACCCGCTCCAACATATTCCCGTTCCACCTAAAAGACGGGGTGAGTTGGCTCAACTTGACGAGTTCGCGGTGCATGGGGATCTTGCTGGCGTTCGTCTGGATATACCCTTCATGCCCGACTGCCCACGCCATCCGTGGGACTCGCTTCGAGGTGATCGGAGCTTTCTGAGGATAGTCTCCCGGACCTGCGGCACGACCCTGCGCTTCCGCCGTCTGCTTCGCCGCAGCCTCGGCTACCTTTCGCAACTCCTCGGCCTTCGCAACAGCCTTGTCGATCTCTTCGTCGGTCGCCTTTGGGGTAGGGTCAACCGCCGCCGCAATAGCTTCCACGGCTGCGTCGTTGACTTGTGCCTCACGGGCCTCTGCCTGCTTGACCTGCTCTTCAGCCTGCTCCTGCGTCCGTGGCGGTGGAGGTGGGTTCTCCGCCAATTCCTTGACTCTCTCTATCGCCTCATTCTGAGCAATGACGATCGAGGATTCAAACACAATGCGACGTGCGTCCTCTGGTGTGTACTGTGTACGGGCCGTAGATTGCACTTCACCGTTGCCGACTATTCTTCGCACGGTATCGCTCGGCTTGTCCTTGTCAAATGGGATTCTGGCTCCGCCCTCACCTTTGCGGAGATACAACTTCCCGTTCGCGTCACCCTCCACTACCCAAGGGAGTCCCATCTTGTCGGAGATAGTGTCTCCAACCCGCAGCCACTCGATCTTCCCTTTCAGAGTGTCCGGCTTGGCCTCCGATTCACGGAACAATCCAACGACCTGCGCTGGAGTCAGGCCGCTATTCTTCGCTATCCGCGCAATAATTCCCGGCCCCTTCGCGTGAGATTCAGGGTTCTCTATCTGGGAGCCAATGGCTTCGATCAGTGGATCATAACCTTCGTCTACGGTGCGATCCTCCTCCATCTCTGGAGTCGGACGCTCAACTGGAGGAGCGAATCCCTTCTTCCTGTTCGGAACTGGTTTCTCCGCCGGCAGTTCGCCTGCTTCCAGTAGCAACCCTTCGTTTTGCTGCGACAGTCTGACGGCCCTTTCAAGTTCATCTTTCTCGGCCTGTGAAAGATTGTCGAGCATCTGGGCGGCCGTGTGTTCCTTCGCCACCTCTACTCTCTGTTCCTCTAGGGGGCTACGACCAAAACCAACCTTCCCCGACATTGCAAGGTCGATCGCCTGTGCCGTGTATCGGCCATTCTTCATCAACGGAATCGGCGCAACCGCAAAACCGTCCGGCTGAAGCATCCCGTATTTGTCGAGTCTCCAGGTGACGCCCTTCTTGGAAACAATGTAGTCTCCAGATTTTCCTACGTAGTGCAGGTTGTTCTCGGCCTCCATCCGAAGAGTGGGACCAATGGTGTCGATAGCTGCTTCGATGTCTTCGGGATTCCAGCCGGCACTCTCCAGTTCGGAAAGGAAATCGTCCTCAAACTGCGCTATCGTCCGTCCATAAAGAAGCCCATACAATGCCCCTGCTCTGGCGGCCTCGATCTCCTGATATGTGGTGGACCTCCGCTCTTCCTCTTCCGACTTCTCTTCCGGCAGACCGGCTCCCTTCCGCGCCTGCTCCCCGGTAATCTCGCCGTCTACCAGTTGCCGCTCCAAATTTCGGAGTAGCGTGCGTTCCGCTTCTCGCTCCGGCGTCGAGCCATGCTCCTCAAGAGCGTAGTCGGCATTTACCCGAAGGGATTTGATCTGAGCCAGTGTCTCTGCCGTCTCTTGATCTGGAGCCCTGAACCCCTCTGTTGGCTCTTCCTCGAAGATCCCCCCGGCGCTAAGGTATTCAATCCCGTCCGGCGTCCGGCGATATACCCCGTAGGTTCCATCGGGGGCCATAGCCGCTCCGAAGTGATGTTCCTCTCCTCCAAAAGCCTGTCCCCGGTAGGAGACGTAACCCTGGTC